TACACTCATTCACTCGGAGAAAAAATGTCACAAAGGGGCTTATAGGGAGGATGAATTAGCTGATAGAATGGGTTTAGCTAGGAACACTTTAAGAGATATAAGAAAAAAACATTTGACTGAAGGAGAACATTGGGTTTTTGATGGCAATGCCGTATTACTGCTCAACACGGCTTTGGAAGTAATACTACGGCACTTAAACTTAAATATTGATGATATACCTAAAAAAACTCCTCCACACCTTTTACAAGTTCAAAAATTTTGGGCTAACAAACGGATGTTGGGGTGCATTGATCCTCATGGCTCTGACAAGGTCATACAGGTGGTTTGGGTCAATGATTCGGCAATGTTTAAGCCAAATCAGATCATCCCTGTTAAATGGAAGAAGAGCCGACTAATACTTGCCTGTAGGCAACCACACACAAAAGGAATACTAAAATGAATATACAAAAACACTATACAGTTAAGGAAGTAGCAAACCTCCTAGCTTGCTCAACAAAGACCATAAGAAGGCTTATAAAAAAAGAAAAGCTCACCCCCATTATGAGGAGAGAAACAGGCATTATAATGATACCTACAAGCTCTATCAGCTCATATATGGAGGATTTATCATGTCTAGGTTAAGTATTTCAATTGATACCCCAACAATGGTTCAAATGACTAATTTAATGCAAGAGCTGGGTTTTACTACTAAAGCATCATTTATTATATATTGCATCAAACTCGCGCTAAAACAGCGCGAAAATAGCGCGAAAATTACACATCCGACATACACACGCACAGGTCATTCTGTACTCTCTAAAGAGAGTATATATAATGAAGGAACTTCGTCCCTTCCACCTAATGATTTTTCTGAATATAAAGTGGAGAATAAGGAAAATAACTCGAAAAAGCCCCCCCTCCTTCCTTTAGACCCTGAGTGGCAACCCCCCACACACCTACGGCATAAATATTGTGGAAGATGGGGTGTAGATTATAGTATTGCTTTAGAGCTGTTTCATGAAATGGCATCAGAGAAGCAATCTACAAGTAGGAATTGGACTGCGAGTTGGTGTATTAAGGTAAAAAAAGGAGTCTTGAAGCATTTAAAGGTGCAACAAGATGATGAATACCTTCGTCCAGAAGATACTATGTCTTTCCAATTAGGCAGATAATGGAAGGTTCAGTAATAAAAAATCTTTTGAACCAAAGAGTGAAAGATGTATGTCGATACCTTTTGCCTAATGGTAAAGAAGAGCGTGGGGAGTGGTCTGCTTCAAATGTGCGTGATGTTTCTTCCAAGGGAACTCCTAATACGGGTAGCTTAAGGGTGTCCTTGGTTGGCTCAAAGGTCGGTTTATGGAAAGACCACGCAGATCCAGCTATGAAGGGCGATATTATACGGCTGTGGATGGAATGTAAGGGAGTAAATTTTAGGGAAGCTTTAAAACAAGCAGCAGATTTTGTTGGATATAAACCTGTAAAGGATAGCTCATTTAAGAAAAATTTAGGGCAAAAAGCCCCCCCGAAACCCAAGAAACTTGAGGAAAAGATAGCTGATCTACTTAAGCCGATTCAAGAGGGCAGTAGACCTTGGGAGTGGCTAACGAAAGATCGTGGTATATCCCCAGAGGCTATACGAGCTTATGGTATTGGTATGGGAAAATATCCATATCAAAAAGATGCCCCCCTTTGCGTAATTTTTCCCTTTGTTGATAGTATGGGAGATTTACAAATGCTTAAATGGAGAGATCCAGATGATAAGTCATTTATTCGCACAACTTCAAAGAGTCGTAAGGTGTTATTTGGTATTCCAGCAATTCCAGAAGACCAAGAAGTAATGTATATAGTAGAGGGGGAGTTAGATGCTCTTTCTTTATGGGATTTAGGTTATCCGGCAGTATCTGTGCCATATGGAGCAAAATTAATTACAGGAGTAGAGGGTGACCCAAATTCTGAATGGATTGAACATGATTATGATAATTGGATAGCACCCCACACTTCCATTGTATTTGCTACGGATGCCGATGAAGTTGGTAGGGAGGCATCAGAGTCTGCTGCTCGTAGGTTGGGTAGGGAAAAGTGTAAGATCCTTGATTGGCCTGATGGAATTAAGGATGCAAACGAATATATAATGAAAGGTTATGGAGCTGAAGACTTTACGGAGGAAGTCTTAGCGGAAGCTGCAAACTTAGATCCAAAATCCTTAAAAACAGCAAAAGAATATAGGAATAAGGTATGGGAGTGTTTTTATCCTTCTGATGAAGGAGCTGCTGGAGATCCATTACCTTTTGGTGATAGTTTTCCTTTTAGATTTAGACCAGGTGAGGTAACTGTTTGGACAGGATATTCAAAGCATGGAAAGACTGTTTTGTTAAATTATATGTTGGTGCATTTAACGCAGTACCACCGAAGATCTTGTTTATGTTCGCTTGAAATGAAGCCTGAGAAGAATTTACAAGCTATTTTGAGAATGGGGTTAGGTAGATCTAAGCCTGACGATGAAAAGCAATTTGATTTTGCCTTAGATTGGGCTAATAAATATTTTTGGGTTTACGATAAAGTAGGCACAGCAAATGCCGATGAGGTGCTAGAAGTTTTTGGTTATGCAGCCAAAAAGTATGGAATAAGTCATTTCGTGATCGATAGCTTAATGCGGTTAGATATTCCAGAAGATGAGGATGCTCAATTAAAGCACTTGATGAATAAATTATGTGATTTTGCTACCGCATATAATGTTCATATGCACATTGTAGCTCACTCTAAAAAGCCTGACATGAAGCGACCTGAGAATAAAGGTTGGCCCACAAAACACATGGTTAGAGGTAGTGTTCATATTACGAATATTGCTCATAATGTTGTCGTGGTCTGGAGGAATAAAGGTAAGGAGGAAGCATATTATAAATGCTTAAATACAGGTAATATGGATCTGTATAAGAAGGATTGGCAAAATCAAAGTGATGCTACATTTGCTGTATTGGCTCAAAGAGAGAATGGAGAAGAGCCTGTTAGGAATTTATATTTCGATAAGGAAGCATGGCATTACAAAAACCAACAAAATGAATCCCCTTTAATATATGCTAGATAATAGATTATTAAGATTGGCTAAAAAAAATAATATAAGTGAAAGCTTAATAATTACCTTTTTACAGGATTTTGGAAGTATTTCAGATAATTGCTATAAGTTGGATCAAGTCGTTAATCATAAGTCAGCACATAAGCACATTATGAAAAATTGGGGGGAATTTACAGTATGGATGAAATAGATGTTGAGATGTTAATTTTGATTTATGGTGGAGGGGAAAGTCTAAGTGATGGACATATTTTTTTTCAGTAACGATGAATCTGATGAAGAAGATTTTCATTCAATGGCTCACAAGGAAATGATTATGCGAAAAATTAAAAAACGACAAAGTAATCTTCTCCGTGTGCAATTAGTTAGGCAATTTATGGCTTGGGATGAATCAGAAGGCTCAGAATCAAATCTTAATTGCTTTGATATTACCCAGATAGCTCATACGGCAGTAAACCAATATTTGGAACAAAAAGCTAAATGAATCGACTTAATTTTGTCATTTTGTCATTAGAAAGAAGCCTTATTTTAAATGGTGTTGTGGTGGGTAGGGAGATCCTATTCCGAGGTATAAGTATATCTACCTAGTGAATCAGTAGCCATTGTTCTTTATGAGTTTTCAGCCGACAGCACACCCCATTTTTGAGCTTCCAACGCTTGAGGAAGCCGAAGCGTTAGGGCATGAGCGGTTTGCTGAAATAATGCAAAAAAGAGAACTTTTAATAGCAGAAGAGAAGCATGATCCACTAAGAAAAGGGTGGGAGCCGCCAATCTGGAAAATTTGCGATGCTCTTCTTGAGTGGCCTTGGCTCGATAAGCAAGAGTGTGCAAAAATAAGAGAAACTTTAGGTTTCTATAAACCTGTTGATGTTCTTCTAATAAATGGTGGAAATCGTGGGGGAAAGTCTGAATATGCTGCTAAGCGTACTATGATGATGCTTCAATTTGTAAAAAGTGCTAGAGCATGGTGTTTTCATGAATCTAATCAAAATTCTGTAGAATATCAGCACCCACTTATGTGGAAATATCTCCCCCCTGACCAAAGAAAAAAAACTAGAACAGAAGTAGCTTACATTTCGTATAATCAGAAATATGGATTTTCGGATTCCAAGTTTGTTTTGCATAATAAATCAGAATGTATTTTTCGTAATTACGAACAGGATCGGGAGAAAATTGAGGGTGGTGAGCTAAATTTAGCGTGGTGTGACGAGCTTGTACCCCCAGATTGGGTCGAAACTCTGGAGCTGCGCTTAGCCACAAGATCACCATTATCTAAAATGCTGGTGACTTTTACACCTGTAAAGGGATATTCTGCTTGCTGTAAGATGTTTCAAGATGGAGCTGAGATCATGCACGAAGCATCAGCTTTTCTTTGTCCTAAAGATGAGGGTGTTGAGTTACCAGACTACGCTCTACATTTACAGGATTGTATGTCTTGGATGAAGGGAGAAAGTGGGCAACTACCAACTCCCCCAGGGCGAAAATTTGAAACTGTACCAAGACTTATGAAGTCGTTGGGGGGTGATGGTAAAAGGGCTGTAGCTTTTTTTCATAGTAGTGATAACCCTTATGGTAATCCATCAGCGGTTGTAGATTTCATTAAAGGTAAACCAAGGTGGTATGTTAGAGAAAGATTTTATGGGCTTGCGAACAAAACAATGGCATCAAGATTTCCTAAATTTGATCCTAAAGTGCATTGCATTAACGAGGATGATATACCGAAGGAAGGTACAAATGTATTAGTAGTTGATCCAAGTAGTGGTAGAAATTTTTACATGGCTTGGTTTAGAGTGGTAGGGGAAAAGGTTTATTGTTACAGGGAGTGGCCTAGTGGTTATGAAATTCCCGAAGTTGGGGTTGTTGGTCCTTGGGCTTTACCAGATGGTAAAAAACCAGATGGAAGGCAAGGACCAGCACAAGATCCATTTGGTTTTGGTCTTTGGAAGATAAAGCGTGAAATTGCTAGGTTGGAAAAATGGGAAGATTGTGCGAATTATAAATATCAACCCGATAAAAGAGAAAGTGATTCGGTTAAAGAGTGGTCAGAGGCGAATGGCTCTGGGGAGAATGTAGCATTAAGAATAATGGATTCTAGGGCTGCTTCGACTCCTAGAATTGAAAATGACCGACCTGTTACTTTAATAACAGACTTTGAGGATATAGAGCTATTTTTTGATTGTGCTCCAGGTGATGCGATTGCTGATGGAGTTGCTAAAATCAATGATGCCTTGGATTGGAATGAGGATGAGCCTCAGAGCTATTTAAATAGTCCAAATTTTTATGTTTCTAAGAAATGTATGAATTTAATATTTAGCCTACAGAATTGGACAGGATTGGATGGTAATAAGGGGAGCTGTAAAGATCCTATAGATGTAGCCAGATACTTTTTTTTATCGGATTGTGAAAACATTTCGACAGGTACATGGAATAATGAAGGGGGAGGATATTATGTGTGATTTGACTACTTTTATAAGAAGGGGGCAAGTATTAGAGATACTAGGGGTCACTAGGTATCAGTTAGAATGCTTAATTAGTAGTGGGTGCGTTACCCCTATTTTATTGAAGGGAATGAAGCAAAAGGTGTTTAGGTCAGAGGAGATATTGGAAGTAAACTATACGGATATAGTTCCAGTAGGTACTCCTCCAGAAGATACTCATGTTCCTTTTACTTCCATGGTATCGAAGGAAAAGGAACCGAAACGATTCAAAGGACCGAACCAAGTAATCCGTCAATGGGGTGGGAGTGTTTAGGGCAAGGGAAATATTAAAATTAAAGATAAATTATGAAGAGTGAGAATACGATAGAGAATATTAAAGCAGATGGTGGATCTGGAAAAATAAGTGAAGACCAATTAACTGATTTAAAAAACGAAATAGATGACATCTGTAAAGATGCAGCTTATGATGTACAGGAAAGGAGGAGTAATGCTGATGATACAAGATTTTGTCGGTGGCCTCACCAATCTTCTGATGGTTTAAAACATAGTGATCCGCATGAAAATCATAAAGCCTTTCCTTTTGAGGGAGCTAGTGATGCAAGGGTACGGCTTACTGATATGATTATTAACGAGCGTGAAAAAATATTAGTAGCCTCTGCTATGCGTAGTGATATTACGGTAGAAGGTATAGAATCGAATGACTTAGAAATGGGTGGTCGAATGTCTATTATTTTAAAGTGGGTTACTAATAACGCTTTAGGCAATAAGTACCGCAAAGAGTTAAAAAAGATTGCTCAATGGCAAGAAGGTGATGTTCCGGCTGGTGCTGTTATGGGTGTTTATTGGTATGATGAAGTTGCTTTAGAAAACAAAACTGTAACTATTGAAGATATAGCTCAAATGCTTTTAGCTAAGTTACAGCAATCTCCAGAAGCTCAAAATGTAACTCCGCAAGAGTTTATGAAAGAGTTAGATCTTCTTATTCAAAACAAAACAGAAGAAGAAAAGTTAGGTAAAATGTTACTCGAAAGTAGCCCCCACCTTTCTGATGCTAGAATTAAAAAAATCATTAATGAGCTAAGGGAAACAGGACAAGCTGTTTATCCTTCACCTTATACAAAAACGCAGACTCCTACTATCTGTGCTCATAGGTTATTTGATGATATATTCTTTCCTAGTAACACTACTGATTTAAACACAGCTAGAGCTGTATTTATACGAGAATGGTTAAGTGAAGCTCAGCTTAGGGAAAGGCAATGGACACATGGTTATGAAGAGAAATATGTCGATGCAGTTTTAGAGCATGAGGGAGAGACAGGTTTCCCTGAGTACACCTCTCATGAAATAGCTGGAGAATGGCAAGTTGAGAGGGTTAAAGCTCCTTCGCAAATTGAGCATAAAGGTTTATATGAGCAGATTACAGCATATACAAGAAGTGTAAATGAAGATGGAGTTCCAGCTATATACTATACTTGTTTTCATCATCAAGTAGAGTTTGCAGCTAAAGAGCGTGAAATGTTGGATTATGCACATGGTAATTACCCTTTTGTTTGGTTTGGTCGTGAAACTCTTACTTCTAGGCTATGGGATTCAAGATCAGTTAGTGAGTTAGCTATGGGGCAACAAAAAATGCTGAAAATACTTTGGGATTCCTTTTTGGATCATACAAGTATTAGCACTATCCCGCCAATAACAGTTCCTAAGAATCGTCCAAATGCTAAATTTGAATTTGGTCCTTTAAAGCAAATTAAAGAAAATCGACCTGGAGAAGTGCGTTTCATGGATATGCCGAAGTATCCTGTTTCTAATGATAAAGCCCAACCATTATTGGAGAAGCAAGTAAATGAGTATTTTGGTAGAGCTGATGAATTAGTTCCTCCGGCTTTATCGCAACTTCACACCCAAGACATGGTAGATAGTTTTTTGGCTAACTTGAAAGAAGTGATGCACATGGTATTGCAATTATGCCAACAGTATATGCCAGATGAAACTTTGATGAGGATAAGTGGCTCAGATCAAGGGTTTCCGACAATTAAGAGCCGTGCTGAAATACAAGGTAAATTTGATCTTACATTAAGTTTTGATTCAAAGGACTTGGATATGGAGTATGTTATGAAGAAGGCTGAAATTATTGGTAAATACATTCTACCAATTGATACATTATCAACTATACAGCGTGATAAACTTGTTCAAAAATTATTTGCTGGGTTAGATCCATCATTAGCAGCTGCAACTATACAGCCTGTACAGAATGCAAACATGAAGGAAGCAACTGAGGAGCAAACTAATTTTGCTAAAATAGCGAGTGGTGTAGAACCTCCTATGTTGGAGGACGGAGTAAATCATCAACTTAGATTGCAAGTATTGCAGCAAATAGCAGAACTTAATCCAGATGCGATTCAGAGGCTTCCGCAAGACTCACAAGAGATCTTAAAGAAACGAATGGAACATTTATCGCACATGGTTCAACAACAGACAGTAAACAAACAATATGGTCGATTAGGGGCTATACCAGCATTAGGAGGAAAATAATGTTTTTTAATAAAAAGTATAAAGTATTACATGGTAAAATATTGCCACGTGATGAGTGTAGGAGTGCGTTGGTTGGCATGGGCAATACCGAAATAATAAAGGCTGTGAAGAGTTTAGCTCAGGAGCAAATTATAATAGCCGAGCAAAATGCCGCTGATATGTCTCAGGAAACTCAGACTACTAAGGCTGACATAACGCATGAGTTAGGCAAAAGTACAGGACTAACATTATTTTTAGCTGATTTAGAACAAGATCTTCGATCAAAAAAAGCTAATTAGGTTAAATCGGCATTGGGTGGCTTGCGTGTTAAGTAAGCACCCCCCTTAGTGGGTGTATGGAAACATACAAACCTACTTGGGGGGTACACCCATGACAGAAGAAACAACGGCTACTTCAGAGCCTTTATCTGATGATGCACTACAGAGTTCGGTTGCGAATCTTTTAGAAGATCCAAAGCCGGAAACTAAAGCCGAGCCACAGGCTCAAACAGTTGAACTCGAAACTGACAAAACAGAGGAAACACACACGGCTGAACCCGAAGAGAAACAAAGCAAGCAGCTTGCTCCCGAAGTTCAAGAGTCGATTAACAAAAGAATTGCTAAAGAAGTTCATAAAAGGAAAGCACTTGAATCTGCCTTAGAAGCAGAAATTAAAAAGCGTGAACACTTAGAAACAAAAGTTGTTGAGCCTTCAGAAGATAATAAAACACCTTCTGACTTAAGTGAGATGACTAGCGAACAGCTAAGTAAAGCAGATCAAGAGGCTAGGGAATATATGGTGTGGGCTAGTAATGGCCCATTGACGGATGGTTATGAGGCTAGTGACTCAAATGGAGAAACAAAATACTTTTCTCCAGAAGAAATACAGGAAACTTATAATCATTTTAATAAGCGTGTTTTACTTGAAATACCGCAAGCCAAGCAAGAAAAGCAAAACTTAGTAAATAAGTTAAATGCTGTTGCTGTAGCTAATCCTGTTTTACAGGATCAAGAATCTGAAGAATACAAAACATATTCTCAGGTTTGGACAAGTAAGGATTACGCGACTTTAAGAAGTCATCCAAATGGGCCTGAGATGTGTTGGTTAATTGTAAAAGGTCTAATCCAAAAAGGATCTGCACCTAGATTAGCTCCACCTGTGGGATTACCCAAAACAGCCCCTAGAGTTCCTGTAGTTCCAGCCCCAGGGCGAGCAAAACTAATTTCTAGGCAACCTAAAGTTAATACGGCATTGAGTGAGGCAGATTATCAAGCAGCAAGTGAAGGAGATCTTGAGTCAGCTATATCAAAACTAATTACAAATTAACTTTATATATTATGCCAGCATTACATGAAATAGATGCCGTCAATAAACCCGATGATTGGGCTAACTTGATTTCTATCGTTGAAAGCGATAAAACCCCTTTTACTTCCATGATACGGAAGAGAAAAGAACCGAACCAAGTAATCCATCGTTGGCAAGCCAAGAAGTTCCCAGATGTGGGATTTAATGGTGTATTGGACGGAAAAGACGCAACTGAATTTAACTCAACACAAGCTGAAGAACTCACAGGAGTAGCTCAAAAAATTTGGTACAACATTGGTGTATCTGACTTCATGGAGGAAATGGGAGAGCAAGCTGGAATTAGTGGTTCTTCCATGAACTATCAAATTTCAGAAGGTGTTAAAGTACTCAGTAGAATGATTGAGAAACGAGCATTATCTGGAGAAGATGTGAGCCGTGATGATGGAGTTGCTACTGCAAATGAAACTAGAGGAATCTTTAAGTGGGCTGATGATAGCTTTGATGATGCTGCTTATGCACCTCCTGTTAATTTCCGCACTCCTGGGGAAAGTAAGTACGAAGATTCTTTAGCGGACTTTGATGAACAAGATTTCCGTGATATGGGAATTTCATCGTATAAGCAAAGAAAAGGACCAGCTAAAATGGATGGTTTCTTAGGTATTGAGCTTAAAAATGCTTTTACGGAGTTTACTTCTTATCAAAAAACTGAAGCAGCTAAAACAGCTGTTCGTAGGTTTAACTTTGGTGAAGGTTCTACTTTGAATGTAACTGTAGATCGGCTTGTACTTGATAGTGGTACTTATGATCTTCATGTAAGTTCATTTTTAAAATGCGATCCGGAAACAGGCTCTGATACAGCTTCAACTCATAAATCTGGTATCTTTATTGATATGGATATGTGTGGATTGGCTTACACACGGATGCCAAGAGTTAAAAAAATGGAATATCAGGGTGGTGGTCATAAAGCTATCATTGATGCGATCTTCATGCTGATGTGTGATAATCCATTAACTCTGATGCCTTTAAATATAAATAATTAAGGAGGTAAATAATATGGCTAGTATAATTCCATTAACCGCACAGGCTGCATCATATGATGCAGCAACACACCAAGCTGTTGTTGATTTCAATGATCTGAGAGGTGTAGCAGATGCTACTGCAAAAACTGTAAGTATTGCATTAACAGCTAATACTGCAACTGACCAAGCTTCAATAGAGTTTCTTGGTGCGACTATTACTCCTTTTACGGGAGCTAGTTTTACTACAGGAACAGTAACTATTGGTGATGCTACGTCGGCAACTAAGTTTGCCGCTGCAAAACAGATTAATGCTGGTAATGCAAATCCTGTTAAGCGATTAACAGAGAATGCGGGCAGCAAG